GGCAAGGCACGTCGCCGTCCCGATACGATGCTCGCGCGCCGGATACCGTTGGCCGTTCGCCAAGCAAGTAGACGATCCCGGCCGTCTGCGCGCGGTCTGCCACGGCCACGCATCCCGCTACTCCGGCGCGGACCGGACACGGCCCCTGTCCGGCGCTGAGCAATCGAGCCCGGAACGGAAGCTCGTCGGCCGCATCCTCTCCGTTTGCCTTCTTCGTCCACGCGAGCCGCGGCTTCTGCCACTGCCCGGCCTCGTCCCGGAAGTGCAGGCCGGAACCGAACACGGTCCGGCGTTGGCCTTCGGCCAGCCAGTACGTGGCAGAGTCGCGCGTGCGCAAGCTCACGATTTCCTCCGGCTCGCCCTGCGGCTGGCCGAGAGCTCGATGAACAGCAAGCGCCACGATCCCACCCAGGAGCAACGCAATCGCCACGGCTGCCGCAGCATGTCGGAACGGCGCGTCACTCACCCTCTACCTCGAAGGTCCAGACCCCAGCGTCGCGGCCCGCTTCAAGCATCCGCTGCTGGTTCTCCTCCAGCACCGCGATGCGTGCGTGGAGGTACTCAGCTTCCGCGCTGACGGCGTCGCGCAGCCGGAACAAACCGTCTTCCTCACTCGCGCAGGAGATGCAGCACAGGGTCACGCAGAGCCCCAGCGCCGTCTTCAGGTAATCGAACACACTCGTGGACCACGACAGCTCAACCTCGATGTAGAACGCCACCGTCAGTCCGGCCCGTTCCTCGCTTCCGTCCGTGATCGTCGAGCCCGCGTCCACGTAAATCCGCAGCTCGTCGCCGTCGTGGAGCCCGACCGTGCCGCCTTCTGTGAGCGTGCGCGTGGTCGTGGCCAAGACGTTGTCGTACCCGGTCAGGTCGAACCACCCTGCCTCTTCTCGCGTGCGCCGCTGCACCCGGAACGTGGCCTCGCCGTCGCCGCGCACCACGTGTTCGATGCGCTTCAGCCGGGCCTTATGTCCCTCGGCGACCGGGACGAAAAGGGCCTGCGAGGTGTAGTCGGCCGGATTGCCGACAAGCAGCAGACTCCGGCCGTGCTGGAACGAGAGGGCGCTCATTCTTCCACGTTGTCCGTTTCGATTGTCTTTACCGTGCCGTCGGCAAACCGAATCTTCAGGTCGCCGTCGGCCGTGTCCACGTAGATCAGGGCGTAGCCCGTGACACTTGAGCTGGGCGCCGTCACGCCGTCCAGAATCGCAAGGACTCCGTTGATCTGGCAGGCCACGTTCGCGTCGGGGTCGACGTTGATGCCGAGCCGGGAATTGACTCGCGTGGCCGCGCCGTCAATCAGTAGCCGATCGGATGTGCCGAGCGAACTGGATTCGGAAACCTTGAACTTGTCGCCGTCCGAATTGTCGACGCCGACGCTCCAACTCTTGGTCCCGGTCAACAAGAAATGGATGAACCCGTCGCCGTCGTTGTCGTTCTCGATCTGGGCCCAAGCGTGCTCGCCGCTCGTGTTGCGGTACAGGTGGAGCTGCGAAGTGGGCGTCAGACTGTAAACCTCGTAGTCCTCCGGTGTGAGTAGCAGGGTCCCGCCAAGGCGAGAGTTTTCCGTGGACCCGGCCTGATAGAACGCCCACTTACCGCCGTCTGGCGTGTCGCCACGGAACTCCGCGGCAAAGAACGCAAACGCCGCGTTGACCGTTCCGCTTATCGGCCAACTTTCGATCTGCGAGTAGAAACCGTACAGGTTTCCGATGTCGCCTTCGTTGGCGACGTTCACGTTCGCGCCGACTGCCCAGATGTTGCCCCACGTCCCGGCCGACCCCGCCAATAGGACCGTCCCCTGAAAGGCGCCGCGGATCCCCTGCACTGTGCCCTCAACGCAATCCCCATCGGCCTCGACGAGAAAATAGGCCCCGCGCACCTGCTGCGAGCTGGTAGATGGGAACTTCAAGTTGGTGGCGACCTCGAACGACTTCCAGACAGACAGGCCAGTTTCCGCATTGTCGTCTGGCGTGATCGTAACGCGGCCTGAATCGTCGATGATAAACCGGCTCTCAGGGGTGCACGTCCTGCCTGTGCTTGCGTTGATCTTCAGCACGCTGTTGTCGGTATATGTGCCGGAGCTTAGGCCGAGCCACTGATACTCCGTAGCATCGGTCATCTGCGCCATGAGCCAACCATCGCGCCGGTACAACCTAACAACGCCGGCCGCATTCGTTGGCGCCGACGTCGCGTTCGTCACCCACGACAGGCCGAGCGCGTAGTTGACCGACTCCGTGTAGGCCGTGGTCTCGCCAGAGACTTGAATCCACTCGCTCCACTTTGACGTCGTGCCGTTGACGACGAGGCTGAGCAGTCCACCGACCGACCCGCCGTTCTTGCCGCCGAAGTCGAGCTGGACCGAGCCGCCCTTTGTCAGCAGAGCCCAAGCCGCTCCCGTATCGGCCACCGTGAGCGATGGACTCCCGCCCCCGGCCGTGGAGATTGTCGCCGTGGTAGCCGTGAGCAGCAGCGCCGATGTCGCGGCCCAGTACCCCGCTCCGGAGTCCCACCTGAGCGTTTGGTTGGCCGTCGCGCTGCCAGGCGTCGTGCCGAGCGGTCCGACCTGAGATCCGTCGTCACGCGTCAGGTACAGCCCGCTCCCGTTAGCTCCCAGCGAATCATACGCGAGCGCGACGTATCCGGAAGCCGGAGTCGACGCGCCGCCCGGCAAGGTGTTGAACGTCAGACAGCCCTCGGCCGAGATCGCCAGCATCAGGTCGGTGCCCGCGTAGGCTTGCATCAACGGCCCAGTACCGGCAGTGCTCAGCGTCAGTATCGGACCGGCGTCCGAAGCCGAAGTCGAGTAGAGATTCGCCACCGGAGTGATCGACGAACCAATACCGGTGCGGCCCACATTCAGCATGAGCCCGGTCGTACTGGCGCCACCAAACCCGACGCCGCTCGTGACCGTCGCATAGACGGCCGTGCCTGTCGTGGCAACGGCCTGCACACCATAGCTGCCAGACCCACTCGCATAAACTGCTGCCGCAGCACTGCCAGCGGTTACGTTCAGCTTGCCAGTCGTCGCGGACGAGTAGACCTGTACCAGGTCGGCACTCGCATCGACGAAAACGGCCGGCAATGACGCGCTGTCGCCCCACACCTTGAAGTCGATGTCGGCTGATTTGGTAGGGTTGAACTCCGCCAGTGCCGTCGTCACCTTCGCGACGCTCGTCGTCGAGTAGTACAGGTCCAGAATCGTCTGCCCGGCGAGGTCCTGTTCGACGTAGAGCGCAGGTCCGCCTGTGCCCGACGTCTGCTTGTCGTGTACCAGCACCACCGGCACCGTGGCCCCCGTCGCTGACCCCGTGCGCTCGAACCAGCCTGCCTTGCCCGTCGAACTGCCCACGGCCCGGAAGCAGTTGCTGGACTGTGACGTGACGTAGAACGCCTCGGCCGACGATCCGTTCTGAATGAACAGGCCACCCATCGCGGCCCCGACCGTGTAGACGTAAGCACGGTAGATTGATGACGGGGCCGTGCCGAACGCGACGGTGTTGTAACCGGCGTCGACCACGAACAGGTTCGCCTCGGTGTCGCCCTCGATGCGGAAATCGTAGTCGGCGCCGCTGTCGTTGATGACCACGTCGGCCGTGGGCTGCCTGAGCAGGTACTGCGTATGGTCGTCGACGAGCAGATCCGCGAGCGCACCGTGGGAAGTCGCACCGCCCGCAAGGATCGGCCCGACCACGGTGCCGTCCGCCTGCCGGTAATACAGCTCCTGGCTCTTCGTGTAGAGGTGGATCTCGCCGCTGGACGGTGTCGCAGCGTCCGTTCCGTCGGTCAGGATCAGGTGCTTGTTGCCCGACGTCGTGCCGAGCTTCAGCGGCCCGGTCATGGCGCGAGAGCCAGAAACGAGCAGGTACTGTGAGTGATCGTCGTCGGCCAATCCGGTCAGCGCCCCGTGATCTGTCGCGCCGCCGGTCCCAGATGAGATGTTCGTCTCAGTCCCGCCGTCGTCCTTGATGTAGAGTCCGTCACTTTTGAAATACGCAAACCAACGGCCCGTCGAAGGCGTCGCCGACATCGAAGCCACTTCGAGCACATCGAGCCGCTGCCCCTCGAGGCGTAGCCAGTCGGTAAGCGTGCCAGCGATTTGCGTGGACCATGCGACGCGCGAATCCTGCGAGCCGCTTGTGGCGTCCGTCCAGGTCGTATCGACCCTCGCCGCCTCGATGTTCGATCCGATCGAGTCTTCCAAGTACACCCGAGCGCGCACGCCGAACCCGGCGGCCACCGTGCCCGTGGACTGGTGCCGTAAAGTCAGGAACGTCACGGCACTCGACTGGTAGGCGGCCCCGGTGTTGCCTAGCACCTGGAGCCCACTGCTCACTGCCGCGGGGTCAGTGAACGACGCATACGTAGACAAGTCGGTCCGGAGAAACGCTGAAGCCTGCAATCCGTCGAGCAGGTCGGCGTCGAGACCAGACCCGGCCCCGTCGTAACCGATCAGGAGGTCCCGGATGTAAGCGCCGCTCAAATTCGCTGACGGCACGTACCCGCTCGCGTCGAGTGGTGCAACGCCACTCGCCTCCGCGCGAGCCTGGATGATGTTGTTCAACGCCTCGACGGCCGAGTAGATGTCCGCCCGTGCGAGGCTCGGTCGGTCGCTGCCAGCGTCCAGGTTCGTGAGTCCGATGGTACTCGAAGGCCACGCCATGAGTTTCTCCTACGTGCTGCTCGCTCTCGACGGCAGCCCACGCACGAGCAGGTCCGCCACCACGTCGGTCAGCGTGCCACCGACTCGATACTGCACCCGCACTGCGTGCGGCTCGCGACAAATCACGGTCGGCACCGCCCCGGCCACGTTCTCGATCGCCGTAGTGATGACCTCGGAGATCGACCAGAAGCCGCTGGGCTGCACGGTGATGTCCCCGGTCAGGTGCGTCGTCACCGCCGCAGCCTGGAAGAAGTCCAGTGTCACGGTCCCGGATGCGTTGCCCGTGTCGGTGTCGTACAGCAGCACCTGCACGTCCAGATACTGCGTGCGCAGGTCCTGGCCCTGAGAGAACGCCGCGCCCCATGTCGTACCTGAGGTGCGTGCGAGCCACGTCGCCCCGCCATCGGTTGAAACGCGCACGAGCGCCCCGCCCATTGCCACGGCCTCGGCAAGCCCAAACGATACAGCACCGATGCGCCAGTTCTGGACCCCGGCAAGCGAGTACCGGCATTCCCGAGTCCCCTGATAGATGCGCGAGTAGCCGCTGCCGGACACCGAGGCGTGGTTGGCCGTAGAGGAGCGGTCCCGCTCCTCGGAGCTGGCAAGCCGGCCGTTGCAAGGGTAGTACGCCACGAGCGCCGAGTCGTTCATGTCGCTCGTGCCGTTCCGCTGTGCCCGGACTTCGTCCTGCGCGAGCACGCGACGATACAGCCTCACGTTGCGCACCGTCGCGTCGAGAGCCGCAGGCGTCCCGCTGTGGCCCTGTCCGATCCGAAGCGTTGACGTCGTGGCCGACAGCGAAAACTCCACGGCCGCATTCGTCGCCAGCTCGCCGTCCACGTAGACGCGAAGCCGCGCCCCATCGTACGTCACCGCCACGTCGCGCCAGACGTAGGCGCCCTTCGTGATCGTGGTACGGGAGACTGTTGCCGGATCGTCCCCCGTGTAGGCGTCGGTCACAAAGTCGACGACTCGATCGGCGTGCACGCCGTATCGCAGCGCCCAGCCGCCGTCACTGCCGTCATCGTACCCCTTGCTGATCAGGTATCCGCCTTCGTTGTCGACGTCGCACCGGAACGCGATTGCGATCGTCCACTGGTCCGACAGCTCGTTGACGCGCGAGGTGGCGGGCGCCTCAACGTAAGCCCCACTGCCGCCGAGATCGAGCGCCGCACGCGCGAGGAGTCGCATCCCTGTCGAGTCGACGTCCAGGTTTACGAGCCGCGCACCGTTGACGTTCAGGTTCACGCCCGTCTCGCTTGGCCCGGCGTTGATGAACGCCCGGTAGGTTGAGTCGACGTTGTCCCAGGACTGCTGTTGCGCAAGGCCGTACACGCGCTGCTCGAAGCGCGTCACGATCGCTCCCTGCCCCGTAGCGTCGCCAGTGAGCAGAAACGTCACGTACCGCGCCCGGCCGCTGCGATGCGGACCCCAGCCACTCCACGTCCCGTCGGCCAGCCGGAAGGCAACCTGGACGGTGACGTCGATGCTCGCTGAGGCCACGTCGCTTTCGGTCGTGACGTCGGTGTCGACGCCCAGGTCGATCTCACGCGCGAAGTATTGCAGCGGTCCGATGCCGGTATAGAGCCACCCGGTCCACTCGTCCCACGTGAGCGAGCCGAGCCCGTCCCACGTCGTGTCGTCAATGACCTCCAGGCCGCGCGCCGTGACCGTGCCGTTTGCGAGCTGTCCCGGCCAGCCGAGCTCCCCGTCCTCCTGGCGATAGATGAGGTCTCCGATTCCGACCGGCGGCGGAATCGTCGCGACCAGTACGGCCGGGGTGCTCGAGTACAGCCCCTGCGTGTCGATCGCCGACGCGAGGAACGTGTAGGTCCCGGGCGAGATCGGCTTGTCCGTGTCCCACGGCGAGACAACGAGGTCGCCGTTGTGCAGTGGCGTCGCCTCGTCCCACGTTGCGTTCGGCGCGTTGCCGACGACGTAGCGAATCTGAATGCCGAGCACGTCCGACGGAACTGGCTCGGTGATCGTCCACTCGAACACGCGCCGACCGGCCGGCGAGATCGAGAACGAGAACCGCGCGACGTCCGGCGGCGGCAGGATCTCCGCGCGAATCACCCAGCTCGTGTACCGCGGCAGCGAGTACTTGTTTCGCAGCTTCGAGTAGACCGCGCAGTAGTACGTGCCGATCGGTAGGCCCGTCAGGACCAGCGAGGTGGTCGTTGTTTCGACCGCCTGCATCTCGCCTATGTCCGGGGCCTCGCGGCGGTAAAAGACCGCGTAGGCGTCAACGTAGCCCTCGTCCGGCGGCGTGATCGTCAGCGTCACGCGCGGGACCACGGTGCCGTCACCGGCCGCGTACGTGTCGACCGCAGCGCTTACGGCCGCGGGAGGGTTCACCGCCCACGGATCAACGAGGTCGGTATCAGGAGCCGGGTCTACCGCCGGCAGGCCCGTCCAGTCGATCTCGTAGATGTCGTCTGCGTACTCGGCCAGGTCGATGTCCACACCACCGTCCGGCTGGAGCTCTAGCCGCTCAGTGCTGAAGAGCTTGTTCGTCCAGCCGAACGCCGCGTGAGTCACCCGCACCACGGCCGGAGGTCGTAGCGTCGTCAGCCGCGGCGTGCCGGGCCACCGGATGCGGATGCCCTGCCGCCGTTGCTTGAGATAGATCGACGCGATGCGCCGGGCCTGATCGACGTCCTGCACAAACGGCAGGTCCAGCTCCGTGCGCAGCTCGACGCCACCGTCCTCGGCCTTGTACGTCGAGTTGGTGACGGGCGGGAACGAGTCCGGTTGGTAGTTCTTGGCCGGGTTGATGAACGTGCCGACGACGGTGTTCACGCGGTCTTTGCGGCCCGGCTTCGCGAGCACCTCGATTGTTCCGCGAGCGTCGTCTTCGGTGAGCGTGTAGTAGCCGCTCGTGGCCGGGTCCACCGCCGTCGTGCGCGCCACGCCCGCGTAGAGGTAGTAGGTGCCGTTGACGTACACGAGTTGGCCGGCACCCGCGGCGAGCATCCCTACCAGAACGTCAGGCTTCAATGCGTCGGTCTCGTACAGGCCGTTGCAGCGGTAGCGTTTGTGCTGCTGCCGGCCGCTGTCGGAATCGTCTTCGACCACGTACTCGGAGGTGTCGACCAGCTCGTCGGAGTCGGCCGCCGCTTGCGTGAACGAGTCGTCGTCCAGGTCGAGATAGGAAACACCCATCTCGCGTACGAGGAAGTCTCGAATGCACAGCGCCCAGTTGTCGGACCAGCGCCACGTCGACGGGTCGTAAACCTTCTGCGCGCCGCCGCGGTCGATGTCCTCGCGCGGGTCGTAGAGCGCGTAGCCGTCGACGATCGCCATGATGTTCGGCGCACCGCCGCGGAACACGTCCTGGTTGTATTCGAAGAGCCCGTACAGGTAGCCGATGCCGAGGAGTCGATGCTTGGTGGTCCACTCGTCAGGCGTGCTGACGTCAGTCGTGCCGATTCGATACTCGCCGGCCAGCGACACCTGATCCGATTCGCCGGTGAAGACCGCGAACAGAACGTAGTCGGCGAACTGCGTCGTGTCGGCCGACTGGTCGTTGAGCTGGATGGCGCGGATGTCCGTGATCGGTCCGACCGCCATCAGCAGCACCATGTGGAGGTACGTCCCGCCCTCAACGACTTTGCCGGTTGCGTCGGTGCTGATCGCGTAGGCCAGCACCCCGCTCGCTCGGTACGTGCCGTAGACGACACGGGCCGGAGCGGCCGAGTCCCGCTGGATTGAGCGAAGATGGTCCAGGCTCGTCGACGTGGTCGGGCGGCGAACCTTCGGCCGCAGTAGGTAGCTGACCGAGTACGATAGGCCAGAGATCGCAGCACCGATGACGGCCGCCTGCCCGATCGTCCCTAGCGCGGTCCAAGCCGCAACCGCAGCGGCAACAGCCCCCGGCATCTCAGCGAGCCCCCACCACCCACGCGCGGCAGCCGGGCACCGCAGCGGCTTCGAGTAGCGACAGCCGCACCAGTCCTCGACCGCTCGGCACGGCCACGGCCCCACCACCCACGGCAAGCAGTAACGCACCGATCTCGCCGCACGGCTCCAGCAGCCCGCTGTCTTGCGGCAGCCAGAGCACGTCGCCACGAATCATGCGCCGCGGCTGGATCTCTCCGTCGTCGAACACTCGCTCGGCCACGACAGCAAGCGTTCCGCACCCGAGCGACGCGAGCCACGCCTGCGCCCCTTCGGCGTCGTGGTACACGCCAGTCCACGTCCCGAGGTCCGCCGTCGTGATCGCCTCGATGCCAGCCGCCACGAACGAAGCGCAGTCGTTCAGACCCCACTCGAACGGCCAGACCTGCCGCTCGTTCACGTAGGCGACGAGTCGCGCGGACCAGTCGGACCGCCGCCTCACGTCGTCCCCCCGACCCGCGCCGGCCACCAAACCTCGCGGTCCGCCATCTGCGCGATGAACTCGAGTCCTTTGTCTTCCGGGTATCGCTCCTGCTGCGTCGCTTCGTTCCAACGCACGGCCCCGCTGCGCTCCCAGTTTGCGAGGTGGGATGTGGCCTCGACCGCTACCGTCGCCGTCTCGCCCATCGAGATGGACATCGAATCGAGGCGGCCCTCGAAAATCAGCACGGGGTCGGCGACGAGCGTGCCCGCTTCGGTGTCGACGAGCGCCCAGTACACGCGAACCGGCCGGTCGAGGTACTCCTCACCGAGCGCCAGTGCGATGTTCGCCGTCTGCACGCCGGACAACGAGAGGCGGAGCTGGGTGGGTAGCGCCGTGGTGTTCTCTTCGATGGCTTCGATTTGCCCGAGCTGGCCGATCCCCTCGAAGGTCTTCCCGCCGTACTCGACGTCCCGTGGCGCGTCGGTGAGTTGGAGCACGTCACCAGCCACTGCCAGCGACAGCGGCGCTGTCACGTAGCCCGGCCGTGGCCCCACGACCTCGAAGCTGCCCGCCACCTGCGGCGCCAGGCCCCGCCACGGCAGCGTGATCTCGTACGCGGCCCGAGTCGGCGCAGGGCCGTACTCGCGCACAGTCGGCGCCGGGTACGTCGCGTCGCTGAGAACCAGCGCCACGCGGTTGACGGGGTTGCTTCCACCGGCTGGATTGTCCAGCGGCACGTACGCCACGAGGCCCTCGTCCTCGTTCAGCACCTCGATCTCAGAGTCGGAGAGCTTGCGCGTGCGTCGCGTCTTCAGCACCCCAGCTCTCAGCGCGCGATTCCAGACGCGAACCTCGGCGAGCTGGAAGTTGTTTGCCGCGGTCGCCACGCCGAAGCGCAGCGGCCCGTCTGTAGGGACCACGATGCCGTAACGGCTCTGGTCCCGGTCCATGAAGGTCGGCAGAGGCCAGCGACCCAGCACGCGCCCGTCGACGAACGTCTGCACCCAGTAGCCGTCATAGACGACGGCCACGTGCTGCCACTGCACTCGGCGATAAACGCCGTCCGCCGACTGCAACGTCCAGCCGCTCGCCGGCAGCCCGAAGAACTGGTTCTCGGTGATGAACAGAACGAGGCGATTGCTGCTGTCCACAGAAAGGCGGAACACAACGTCGTTCGCGGCCGACTCCCACTCGCAAAGCGTCGCCGCAGTCCCACTGGACGCCCGCAGCCAGCACAGAAACTCGATCGAGAACGCAGCCAGCGCACGGCGCTCGGTAGCATCGGCGTTCGGGTCCTGACGCCGCGGCGCAGTCGGGTTCTCGTTCGCCAGGATACCCGTCGAGACGTTGATGCCCTGCGCGTTGCTGTCGCCGTCGTACGGTGCGGAGTTGGCCCACTCCAGCCGCGCGCCGGTCACGTTGTTCAGGTCTAGCGCAATCTCATTCTGCTGCCGGATGCCGTCGGTCGCGTACTCCGTGCCGACGTAGATCCCCTCCGACAGGTCGAACGTATGGTCGATCTCGCTGCCGTCGGCGAAGTTCACGACCACACGACAGCCGGAAATTCGGATGTCGGCCCGCGCACCTGCCACGGTCGACTGCGAGATCAGGAACCGCACGAGCAGCTCCTTGTTCGTCGTCACCACGCCAGCTTCGAGGCCGGGGATCGCCGCGTCGCCCCCAGCAGCATTGCCCACAACGCGAGCCCAGTTGCGCCCGCTGTCGAGCGACACCTGGCACTCGACGTACTGCGAGTTACCGGCCGGCGTGACGGTCCATTCTAGATTCGACGCTGTGACGACGGACCCGAACTCGATCTCGACGAGGTGGCACGCGGAATAGCCTTCTGCCTCGGCGAGCGCCTGAGCCATCGCGGTCGTGACAGGCCGCGTGGTCAGGTTCGTCCCGGGTCCGGCCGGATTGCTCACGAGATGTCCTCCAGCGCCCGGATCCGGATCGAGGTCAGGTTGTTCACCTGGGACTCCCGCTCGATCGGCTCTGCAAGCCTCACGGTGATCGGGACGTAGGACACGAGCACGTCGGCGTTATCGGCAGGTGAAGTCCGAATCGCCTGGTTGAGCGTGATGGTCGCCTCGCCCGACGAGTTGGTCGTCACGTCCGAGCGGACCTCGTAGCATTCGTCCGTCGCTGCAATACCGATCAGGTCGCCGGCCTTCAGGATCAGCGTCGAGTTCGGCCCGCCGTCAACCAGCAGAGACTTTCCGGTTTGCCCCGCGCCCTTCACGAGCAGGTTTGCGAGCTGCGCCACGGTGGCGTTGCCGGTCGGCACGAGCCGCGACGGATCGCACAGCGAGAACGCCGTGTGATCGCCGTACTGGCCCAGCGCCCCGAGAAGCTGCTGCGCCTGCGCCATCGTCATCAGGTCCCACGTCAGCTCGAGCTCCCACCGCCCCCAACGGTCGAGCACCTGCACCGCCCCAGACCACGGCGCCTCGAAGCGGATCGGCCGCGACGCCCAGCGCACGCGAGCCACCGACGGGTTGCACGGGTAGCTGATGTCAGGAGATCCCGTCGCCATGCCTCACCCTCGCCGCCGCCCGACCGCGATGGCCAGGTCTCGCCCTCGCTCGATCGAGCGCCGGATGTGCCCCTCGATCATCGGCAGGTGCTCAGCGATCACGCCGGCCGCTCCGCGCGGGTCGAGCGACGTCGTCTGGATTGTCACGGGGACCGTCACATGCGTCTGCTGTACCTGCTCGGTCTGACGAGATGGCCCCGTCGCCCGGGGACGGGCAGGAGGACGCGACGGCAGAGACGGGGATTCGCCAGCCATCGCGCCCGCCCCGGACGACGAGCTGCTCAGTGACAGCCCCCCAACGAGGCCGCCGTCGTGATACCGCGGCAGCGACGGGAGGGCGCCGGACTCCTGCGGCCGAGACACGCCCGCCACGCGGTCGATCTCACGAAGGACGTTGCGCTCCGTGGCGACGGAAGACCGGTCACGGCTGACGAGTTGAGACGTCACCGCCCGCGGCAGTACCAGTTCGCCGTCCTGTGCAACGATGATCCGTTCGCCAGCCGCGAGCTTCTCCGTCCGCTCGATCAGCTCGGAGCGCCCCGGCCCGGTCGCACCGATCACGCCACCGTCATGGTAGCGGAAGGTCATCCCGTACTCGGACGCGGCGAAGTCGAGCTGCTCACGCTGAGACATCGGCGAACCGCCGCCGGAAAAAGCGGCCCCCGCCGCTCCCTGTACCGCGCCCCCGAGCACGGCCATGCCGAGCCCCTCCCAGAACCCTCCGCCGCCCTGCCCTGCGAACAGTCCCGTCAGGATCGACCCGAACGCCCCGGACACACTCTGCACCAGCGCCATGAACCCGTCACCGACGCCGCCGATCACACGGTCGAAGCCTTCGCCAACCGAATCCGCGATCTGCGTCCACCGGCTCTCGACATCATCGGCCGCGGCTACCGTTTCACGTGCAACGTCGCCGCCGTACTGCTGCATCCCCTCGATCGGGCCTCGGCGCGTGTCGTCGCGGGCGAGCATTCCCACCGCCCCACCAGCGAACAGGCCTGCCGCTTCACCGGCCGGCTCTGCGAATCGGGAGGTGCCGCCGTACGCCTGGCGCATCGACTCGCCCTGCTGAATCCGTAGGTCCTGCTGCTCCTTCCGCCTGCGAGCCTCCGGGTCGAGCTGCAATCGCACCGCCTCAAAGATCGGCCGGGTCGCGGTCTCGTAGATCGACAGCTCCAGGAGATCCGTCGCGAAGCCTCGCAGCAGTTCCTCGAAGTTCAGCTTCGCCCCGGTGAACGCCTCGGCGAGCTGGCGTGTGAAGGTCCGCCCGAACTGCTCGGTCGCCTCGGTCAGCCGCTGGAACGCGCGGTCGCCGGAGTCGCCGATCCGCTCGAAGTCATCGACGATGCTGTCCACGATCTCGCGCCGCTGGTCGGGAGCGAGGAAGCCCCCAGCCTCCAGAGCCGAGACTCGCCGCAGGGTACGTTCCACCGCCAGCTCCGGCCGCGCGGACTCGATGAAGCCCGCCGCCTCATCGCGCATCGCCTGCTGTTCCTGCCGCCGAACCTCTTCGGCCCGCAGCAGCACCTGCGAGGCGTCCGCCTGCGCCAGGTAGGCGTCGGCAATCTCGCGCACGCTCGACGTATAGGCCCCTGCGTCGATCTGCCCGGACCGGTACTGATCGGACAGCTCGGAAACCCGCTGAGTGAACTGCTCGCCGTTCTGGATCGAGCCGCCGTACTGGTCGGCGAGCTGCGTGACGGCGTTTGCGTACGTCTCCGTCGAGACGCGACCGGTGCCCATCGCCACCACGTACGTGTCCAGCTCGCGCCCGAATCGTTGCGCCGCCGGAGCCGCCCGTTCGAGCAGCGTGTTGACGAGATTGTCCAGCTCTTCCTGCTGCCGTTTGGCGGCGTCTGCGGCTTCTTTGGCCACCGCGGCTTGCGCCTTCTGCTCGGCCTCCGTTGCGGCCGTGTCGCGCGCCGTGGCACGACGGCCAGCACGCGCGATGTACCGGCCTTGCTGCGCCGAGAGCGCGGACTGCTCGGCGGCTGTAGTCTGATCGAACAGACTCGGCGCCGCAGTCATGCCACCGACGATATCGCCGCGCTCGAGGTCCGTGCGCAGCTCGGCGCGGTCCCGCGCGATGTTGCCAGCCACCTCGGCTTCGAGCTGCTGCCAGCGCCGCTCGCGCATCTCGTAGACCTGCGCCGCGGTCGGATACTCCGGCAGACCGGTACGGCCTCGCGAGGCGAACTGTTCGTTCAAGCGCTGCTGCTGTCGCGTCGCGTTGTAGGTGACGTCGCTGTACCCGATCTCCGCCGGCGTCTGCGGCAGCATTCCCTGCGCCACCTCGCGCTCGAAACGCTGCCGCACGATCGACTGCGTGTACTCCTCCGCCGGATCGCGGCCGAGCTCGTGCCCGGCGTAGGCACCAGCGAGCCCGCCGAGCGCCGCACCGCCGGCGATCACGTAGGGTCGAGCCGGAAGCGGAACAGGCAACCGCGCAGCCAGCGTGGCACCCTTGTAGGCACCGAACAGCCCCGCGGCCATCTCCGGGTTCTCGGTGATCCAGTCGAACACCGGCCCGACCACGGACAGGAACTTCCCGCCCGCCGTTGCTGCCATCTCGAGCGCCCGCGGTATCCGCTCAATCGTGAACGTCAGCCCTTTGAAAAACTCGTGCACGCCGCTCGCGATCAGCTCGTCGTTCGCGGTCATCCAGTCGCCGAGCTCGTCCGCCACCCGGTTGATCGTGTCCGCGAGCTTGTTCGACGCCCCGCTCATCTCGTCGAACTGGCTGATCAGCCGAAACGTCTGGTTCGACGCCAGCGTCATCGCGGCGCCGACCGTCATCGGAAGATTCGAGAACTCCTCGTTGATCTTCCCGAGCGCGTTCAGCATCGAGTTGAGGATGACGTCGGCCGTGATCTTGCCCTGCTCGCCGAGCTTCTTCAGGTCGCCGATGGACTTGACGCCCATCTCCTCGGCAATCGCTTGCAGGATGCGCGGCCCGGACTCCCTCAACGCTCGCAGCTCCTCGCCTTGCAACACGCCGCTGCCGATCGCCTGCGAGAGCTGGAGCAGCGCCGACGACGTCTCAGCAGCGCTGGCGCCTGATACGACGAGCGCCTTCGCGACCGACTCGGTCACGTCGAGCAGGTCCTGCTGACTCGTGCCAAGGTCCTTCGTGGCGAGCCCGAGCCGGGTGTAGAGCGCTGCCGTATCCTCGAAGCCGGCGCGGCCCCGCTGCGCCACCTGGAACAGGTCCTCCTGCACCCGCGCCAGCTCTTCCTCGGAACTGACCACGTTACGCAGCCGCCCCTCGATGAGCCGCGCCGCGTCGGCCTGCGCCACCAGCGGAGCAACGGTGCCGTGCCAGATGCGCCCGCCGAGCTCCAGCGCCTGGTTGAGCCCGATCACCCGAGACCACAACCGCCCGAACGCACTCTCGGTGCGCTGCACGGCCGCCATGACACCCTCGGCACCCTGCTGCCGAATCCGGACCCCGAAGTCGATCAGCTCAGCCATACTGCTTGCCTCGCTTCTTGTCCGGCTTCTTCTGCTTCTCGGCGTCGAGCTGCATCAGCTCGCGGTCGAGGATCCGTACCGCGAACAGCAAGTCCCCCCAGAGATCGCGCGGGAACGCCACCAGCCGCGCGTAGGCGTACACGGCCTCGACCTGGATCGGCTGCGGCCCCCATCCGCCACCACGTGCGGCACTGAGCACGACGAACGCCTGCCAGAACGGCGCGAGGTCCGCGTAGATCTCCACCCGGTCCCGTAAGGCCCGCGTGACGATGCCCTCTCGCGCCAATCGCTCGAACCATTGTGCGTGCTCCGCCCACCGCCAGTGCCAGCGGAGGGCGGCTAGGAGTTTCCCTGGCCGTCTCGATCGTCGGCCAGGGCGAAATGCGTGCGACGTGACGCCTGGATCGACACCTGCGCTCGGAACTCAGGGTAGCGCCGCAAAACGTCAACGGCCGTGTCCGGAGAGAACGCGACCTCGGTGCCGTTTTCTGTCAGTCCCCACCAGTCGACAATTACGTGATGTGCCAGAACGCGGCACTCGATCTCGTCGAGCGCGTCTTGCCGTAGTCGCCCCTCGGTCCGCAGAACGGCCGAGTACTGCCTGTTCAGCCGGTCGATTTCCGCACGCGCGTCGGCGTTGTCAGCCGGCCTGATGACCACGCCGGCGTCCGGGGCCAGAGACACCCGGACGCCGTCCTTGGCGCGCTGTTCGTCCTGTCCGTAGACTCGCTTTAGGTCCACCAGCAGCCCTCCCTAGGCTGGTGCGGCGATTACGCCGCAAACGTGTCGATCTGGATCGTGCAGTCGGTGGTCGCGTCGAGAACCGCCTGGAAGTTCAGCCGCTGCATGATGTCCTGGTCCGGCCCCGGGATGTCGGCGATCGAGCCCTGCGCGAAGTAGAGCTTCGGCAGGGTGATGAAGATTGCGTTGCCCGTGGAGGACGCCGCGTCGAACAGCCGCACGTGGAAGCTGCTGCTCGTGTGGTCGGTGAACGCTTCGAGGTAGCTTCGGTCCTCGAAGTACGCCTCGATGGTTCCCGTCACCTGCACGCGGCCTTCGCCGAGGGTGCACGAGGTCCGCGAGCCCACGGCCGGCCGGGTCCGCACCTGGTTGGCGACGGAGATTTCTGCCGAGCGCACGAGGCAGGAGACGGCCGTGCCGCCGATCGCGACCTGGCCGACGTGCGCCGTGGCGTTCATGCTGCCGTTCGTCGAGGCCGCCGAGGCAGCTCCGGTGCCGACCGTGGCGGCACCGTACTCGCCCTGCTTGCCGATGAATCCCCAGATGGCCCGGACGATTTCCGACGCTGTGACGTTGATCCGCATGGTGTCGGCCACGGCCCCCGGCATGGACAGGAACTGCGTGATGTCCGTGTACTCGTGCTCGAGTACAAGGGACTTCTGCGTCACGCCGTTGCGGATGATCGAGCCGACAATGGTAATGTCTCCTACGACCGTCTCGTCGGTGAAACTTGACGTCGCGCATGTAATTTTGCTGGACGTGATTGCGCTGATCTTGTGGAAGCCGTTGTTGGCGGCGTTGGTCGCTCCTGAGATCTTGATGTACTGGCCGACGCTAAATTTCGCGTTCCAGTTTGCGCTCGATTTCGTGATGGAATCGTCATCGGCCTCGAACACGCAACCGGACCCCGTGTACGTCTGCGGGTTGAATACCGAGAACAGAGCCGACTCGATGAAGGCGTTGTAGGCCGAGTACACCAGCTCCGCCTCGACCTCGCCCTGACCGCTCGCGAACACCTCGACGAGGTCCGGGATCTCCCGGTCGCCGCGAATCTGCTGGCTTTCCCTCGTCTGCTTGTCGTGTGCCAGCGTCGACCGCAGAAACGGGACGAGCTGCATCGCAGCGGTCGGAATCGTCCCCCACGTTGCCTCGGTCAAGTAGCCGAGCTTTGCGTTTGCCGAACTTGCCTTTGCCATGCGTCACCTCCTACCGGCTCATGACGCCGGCGTGTGTATTCGATCCCACCAGAACGGAACCTGCACCTGAATCTGCCACCAGCCCTCGCCGCGGTCCCCGAGGGCCACCACCATCGGCGCGCGGAACTGCACGCCGTCCACGAACACCCGCCGGAAGATCTGCGCCGCCGTCTCCGCGTAACCGCGCGGCGTCGCCGTACCGATCCCCATCGGCGAGAACACGTCGATGAACACCATCCCGACGACGCGCACCTTCGCGATGTTCCCGACCGTCACCGTCTCCTCGTCGCCCTCGCGCACCGTGATTCGCACCCACGAGGAAGCGGCCGACTGCGGGTCCGTCCCGGCGTCGGCGCCTGGCTCCAGAAACGGCACGTTCTCGTAGGCGATCGGCGTCGCGGCTGCCCACGCAGTCGTGAACCGCTGCTCCACGAGCGCACGCAGCCCGGTGAGGGTCGTCACGGCGGCCATCAGCGAACGAGCCTCCCGACGCGAGCGCGGACCTCTTCGACTGACACCCGGACCATGCCGTTCGGCGCCTGCTTCGACCACCCGGTTTCAAGCCGCGGCACATACGGCAGCGCGTTGGTCACGTAGACGGTGTCGCCGTAGCCGATACGGCCGAGCGCCGGCGTTGGCTTCGGGTACTGCTTGGCGCCCTCAGCCGGGACGGTGCGGTCGATCTTGTTGATCGCCAGATTCCACGCCGCACGAGATCGCCCGGTGTCAACCGGGTTCTTCCGCGTGATCCGACCCCACATGTCCAGCGATACCGCCGCCAGCACCTTGCCGACGCGGTCCCGGATCATGGGGTTCATGTCCTTAACGGTCACGGCTCCCTCGTGTGCAGCGTCCACAGCACCGCGGCCGGGTCCTCTTCGACGCCCAGGATGCGCAGCCGCGCCGAGTCGGAACGCACGATCTCGCCGCCGATCACCGGCCGCACAGACAGCGCACTCTGCTGGATCAGCACCTTGACGTCGCTCGGCTCGGCCGCCGAGTTGGCTACCTCGAACAGCGAGAAGCCCGTGAACACCGCCGACGTGGTGTACGTGAGCCCCGAGCCGGTTACGACACCCGTGGTAGGGTTGTAGTTGCTGCTGCCCTTCGGCGGCACGTACGAACACGCCTCCACGACGTCCCCCAGGGCCGTGAAGCCCTGGCTCAGCGCCGCCGCTACCGTCGCCCGGAGGCCCATCACGCCCTCGCCAGGTAGCGCGCCGTGAAGCCCACGCCGGCCGTCTGACTCGCAATCCACGGAGCCAGCATTGCCACCACCAGGTCCGCCAGAACGTACTGCACAGCCGACGTCGCTCCGTCGAACTCCACCTCGACGTCACCGGCCTGCACGCGCCGAAGTCCCCGGCCGCCTGGATCGCTCGCCCTGTTGGCGCCGAGCTCAGCCAGCGCCTGTTCGCAGGTAGCGTCTTTCAGCACCTGCGGGATCGTGCCGTCGTCGAGGTAGTCGTCCTCGTCTCGGGTGAGCACGCCCGTCCGCGGCCACGCCAGCGCCTGCGAGGTGGACGACCTCTCCCCGACCCAGTCGAGGGTGGAGTCGAGGTGCCGGGTCGCCTGCACGATAGCGCGGTTCTTCGTGTCGGTGGTCGCAGCCGACCACGCGGTCACGTTCAGCCGCGACTCGAAATAGGACTCAGCCTCCGCGAGCGTGACGTAGCTGTTCGCGGAGGCCGAGCCGGCAGTAGCAACGACGACGACAGCCACGGCACGCTCACGGTTCCCCGGCGATCCAGCCGCTCACGTAGCACCCGTTGCAAGCCGACACGCGCAGCCAGAGATCCTCGCAGTGGGCGGTGGTCTCTAGCAGGCAGTTCGCCTTCGTCGTGCAGGTCGCACCCGTCAGAGTCCCGAGCGTGATGTCCGGCGCGAGGAAGCTGTCCACGACCTTGCACATCACGGCCACGGACGCGGTCCCGGCGCTGGTCGCCACGGCGATGGACTTCGTGCGCTGGTACTTGACGTGCCCATCCACCACAGAGCCGTCGCAGGTTGACGCCGTCGGACACGTGAGCGCTTCGGCAAGGATGCCGCCACGTTCCGGAGTCGGCGTGAACGTAGGCGTCGGAGTAGACGTACTGGTCGACGTAGAGGTGCTCGTTGCGGTGGACGTGCTCGTTGCGGTGGACGTGGCCGTCGGAGTCGGCGTGTTGGTGAACGACGGGTCAACGGTGTCCGTCGGCGTCGCGGTAGGGGTGGCAGTAGGGGTATCCGTCGGAGTCGCCGTAGGAGTCGACGTAGGCGTACTGGTAGGGGTGTTCGTCACCGTCGGCGTACTCGTAACGGTGAACGTAGGGGTCGGCGTGTAGGTCGACTCCGGAGGTAGCGGGAAAATCTGCCCCACCGCCGCCGCCGACCACAGCAACGCCGCGAGAAGAACTGCCGAGCGTCTCATCGTCGCCTCGCGACAGAGCGCGGAGCCGGTCGAGGCTCTTCTGCTTCAACCGGCTCCCGCTCGACGGGCACGGGTTCGTCCAGCCTCTGGTAGAGGGCCGGATCGAAGTCCGAGACGTTGATTATCACGACGCGGCCCGGCAGCTTACGCCACCGGACCGCCATCGTAGGCACGCTGACCATCAGCCGATCAGTCCACCAGCCGGCAGGCCAGGTTCGGGTTCAGGCACTTCACGCCCCACAGCGCGTCGAGGCGCATGTAGTGCGCCGCGTTGTTTGCGTCGTACCACCTGGTCGCCCGCACCGAGAGACCGCTGCCCTGGTCGTCCTGCGCCGTGAAGATCGCAGCCGACTGTGCCCCGGCCGGCAGGGTGTCCGGCAGGGTGCCCATCACGAGCGCGAACGCATCGCGGTGGAAGCCCAGCGACTGCACGCCGCTGGTCAGGTTTATCGTGACGACCGCCAGGTTCGGGTAGGTCTGCACGAGCTGCGGCCAGACCGACAGCGTCACCGCCCCACCGCCGCTCGCCGTTGCGTCCGCCGTGATCGAGTAGCGCTGCGTGTTGCCTGCGATGATGAGCGTGTCGCCGGCTTTGAAGGTCCCCGACCCCGTGACGCCGTCGATCGCAATCGACGTGGCGCCGATCGCGGCCTCGGCCGTGAGCGCACCGGTCGCGTCCGCACAGACGCCAGCCGTGTGCGTGAGCACGTTCTGCGTCACGAACGGCTGCATTCCGTACAGGGGCCGCAGCACGCCGCTCTGGAGAGCTTCCACGCCCTGGTTGCCACCGCCGGACCACGCGGCGAACTCGGCCCGACGCAGCGCCTCCTCTTCGAGGGTGGGCGACAGCATCAGGTAGAGCGCGCCATCGTCCATCGGGCACTGGTTGTCGAGCAGGATCTTGCGCAGCCCGGTGAGGTCTGCCACCGCCAGCGGGGAGGTGGCCGTCGTATACCAGCCGACCTGTCGGTAGAGCGCCTGGAGAGAATCGTCGATCGCCTTGGCGACGGCGCGAGCCGCCGGCGTGACGTGTTCGGCGATGATTCGCTCCTTCGAGTACGCGAGCTCCTTGTCGGAGAGCGTGTACTTCACGCCGTACCACTGATCGAGGCTGATCGAGAACGAGGGCGGCGTCAGGTCCGTAGCGCTCGACGGCATGGAGGTCGCCGTGAACGACTGCGGACGCCGCACCGCGACGGTGGACCCGGGCTCGTTGGGATTCGGATCGAGCTGCCGGTAGACGCGCGAACCGAGCCCGAGCATCCGCTTGAGCGTGACGAGGGCCTCGGACGCATAGATTACGGGATCGTAATTGCCGAGTGTGTTAGGCATGACTGCAACCTCGAAGTCTGTTGCGTCACCGCCTTTGCTCACCTCCGGCTGTGTGACGTCGGCCGCGCATCACGCACGACCACCGTTTCGTCACTGTTGCCGCCGCATCACGCGACGGGATCCCTTAATCCGTGATGACAAGCTCCTGACCCGCCTTCGTGGCGGCTTCTTTCGCTCGTTGGTAGGCGTTGATGTCTTTCGCTGCCGACCGCGAGAGCGTGATCTGCCCGCGCGGCGGGGTGCTGCTCGACCCGCGAGCCCCGGCACCACTCGACGGCGGGAGGTATCCCTTCGCCACGTCGGCCAGGTACTCGGCCGCGGTCATCGGCCTCGACGGGTCCTTCAGGCTGTACCGGAGCTGGTCGCCGTCGTAGAGCAGCGGCGTTCCTTCGTCGCTGAGCTTCCACGGCGCGGCGATGCGAGGGTGACTCACCACGTCGTCGACAATCGAGGAAGGGATTCCCAGCTCGATCGCAGCCGAGCGCAGGGTGTCGGAGATAGCTTTATCGGCGAGGCGCTTCTCTGCGGATGCGCGCCGCTCGGACTCTGCCTGCACCGCCCGTTCGAGGGCGGCGAGCCGCTCATCGTACGCTTTCTTCTGCGCACCGAGCTGCCGCTGGAGATCGTCGCCCGCGGCGTCGCGGTCCGGCTTCGCCTTCGCGGCAGCTTCCACCTGCGCCTTCAGTTCGGCAATTTGAGACTCCGCGGCTTTGCGGCGCCTCTCTTCTTCGGCCCGTACTCGCCGCTCGGAGTCGAGCGCCTTGCGCAGGCCGTCCGGTGGCGCCGTGTCCGCGGCGTCGAGGTCCAGAACGAACTTACCGTCCCTCTGGACGTAGTAATCGCGCAGCCCCTCGGGGATTTCGTCGGCGGATTCGTACTGAGCTTTCAGTGGCACGATCTTAGCCTGTTCGATGCGTCACGGTTTGGCAACGTAGTGGTGACATGAACTGCGGCACTTTATGTCACTACTCGAATCACTTGGCGCCTACAGAAGCCGAAACGCTGTGCCACAGCGGTGTAGGTCTCGCCTTCGTCGAGTGCTCGGCCCATCGCCTGGTAGAGTCGGAGCCGGTCCGCGGCCTCGCGCGACGGGAGCCGCACGCCGCCGAACTCGCGCACGAGGCGCAGCGCCGCGTCCTCGCCGACGAGCTCGGCCAGACGGCGGATGGTCAGGCGGGTCATCGCGCGTTTCCTCGCAGCTCTCGCAGCGTCAGCGGTCGCCCGCTCTGGTCGATCATGTCCTCGAAGCTGAGCTTCCCCGACCTCCACAGCTCCCACTTCCCCGGACCGAGCACCGCCTTCTGCTGCGCCTCGCTCTTCTTCGCGAGCCACTGCTCGTAGGTCATCTCCTCGGCTACCTGGCCGTCCATGCTCGCCCGGGTCGACTTCGAGATTCGCTCGACCGCCGCCTTCTTCCGGCCGTTCACCTCCGGCGTGCCGAGAATTTCATCGTACGACTTCAGCACCGGCACTCGCGTGCAGCGGCAGCGCCAGTGCATGATCTTCGACGGACTGCCGAGCTTCGGATCCGGCCCCTGATACGGCGAGTCCGGCAACGGCTTCCCGTTGAAGTCCCACGCCGCGTTGTCGAGCGGCTGGCAAATCGGACACGTCCGGAAGTCCAGCGTGCTCAGGTGCTGCGTGCCGCGCAGCACGTCGTCGTTCGCCTCGTAGACGGCGGTTCTGGCTGCACTCGATACGGACTGCACGCTCGTCTGCACCAGCGCCAGCGCATCGCGCCTCGCCTTCTTCGTGTCGCCGGCCACGAGCCCGTCCGCGTAGCCGTTCTCGCGGCGCCCACGAATGCGCCGCGCAAGCTCGTTCATCGTCTCGCCACGAAGCATTCCCTGGCGCAGCTCGCCCGCGACCGCACGTTGCAGGCTCTGCGCCTGCTGCTGCCACCACTCGCTGGCCGGGTTGCCGTCTATCAAGGTGTTCCGACTGATCTCGCGCAGCAGAGCATCGGGCACCGACACGGACATCACCGTTGCCCCGAGCTGGTCGTTGACCGACTCCGCGGCCCACTCGGCCTCAATTCCAGCAAGCTCGCCCATCTCGCGCGAGTGAGTACGATCCATCTGCCGATACGCCTTCGCGATCGTCTGACGAGTCTGATCGAGCAAGGCCTCGAGCCGGCGCTGCTGCCAGGCCGTACGTGTGGGACCGCTCGGATCGGTAGCCGCAATCTCCTTCACGAGGTCCGCTTCGAGCGTCTTCAGCAGCCGCAGCACACGGCGCCGCTCGCCCGCCTCGAATCGGGCGAGATCGACCGCGTGGGTGAAGAAGCGGTCTGCCAGATAGTCGGTCAGGTTGCCCATCGGCTACTTCTTCTTCGCCTTCTTCGCGACGCTGAGAGCGATCGCCACGGCCTGCTTCCGCGACTTCCCCGCCTTTAGCTCGGCCTTGATGTTGGCCCCGATGGTCTTCTTCGAGTAGCCCTTCTTGAGCGGCATTACTCGTCCTCGTCGTCCTCGTCCGGCTGCGCCGTCTCGCCCCCGAGCCCCATGCCACGCTGCGCCGACTCCATCTCAATCAGCGCGATCTCCTCGTCCACCGTCGTGTCCGGCGGCAGCAGGTGCCCCTCTTCGAGGTTCCACACGTACGTCCTGCGGCTCATCCCGCCGAGCTGCCACGTCTGCGCCAGCGCCAGCGCGTCCTGCGGAGTGAGCGTCGTCGCATCCCAGTCGGTCGCGAAGCGCACGTACACCCGCTCGTCGTCCAGGTCGTCGAGCGCCACCACCCGGTCCTGCCACCACACACACCACCGCAACGCCTCGGTGAGCGCCCGTCCGACGGTCTGCGCGACACCGGCCAGCACCGACTGCTCGCCGGCCTGCCGGATCCGAAGCGCTTCCGCCGTCTCTGCCGCGCGCTTCTGCCGCTCCAGCAGCCGCGCACCCAGCGCCACCATCTGCTCGCGCTTCTGCTCAACAGCCTTCTCCAGCGCGCCCAGGCCCTGCCCCGTGAACTCGAGGAAACCGCAGCGCGTGTCCGGATTCGTCGACGTCCACGCGACGCCGGAACCGATCTCAACGTCGCCCTTCACGTCGGCACCGAAGATCCACGGCTGAGGCAGCGCCGTGAAGTGCCGGCCGTGCTCGAGGTCCGCCGAGGTCCGGTACAGCGAGAGATTCATTTCGGCCAGGTCAAGCAGCGGCGGCGCGCCGGGGTCCGGCAACGTGGAGTCCGAGTTGACGAATTTGAACGGCACGAAGTCCAGCGGGTCGTTGCCACGCCTCGGCACAACCACATCCCCGTACGGGAACCACTGCGACTGGTTGCGATCCTGCCGCCAGAGCTGGTGGGTGAGCACCCCGTCTACCAACTCGACCACGCGGTACTGCTCGACCGAGACCTCGGCAAACGGGTCCTTCGGGTCCGGCTCTGCCACCTCCTCGCGAAGCACGACCCGGATGAGCACAGACGCGCCCTCGCGCCGCTCCCATCGCCAGTTGATGACGTCCTCGGCCTGATAGACCGCGAGATACGGCTCGGGAGATCCGCCGATGCCGGGCTCGTCCGCCGCTACGTCGGCGAGGATGCCGCAGCGCCCCGGCATGATCGCGTGAGTCAGAACGGACTTCGCGAACTCGTCGAACGGCACCCCGGTGAGCGTGATGTCCGCGAGCCGCGGCTCAAACTCGTCCGGGACCGTCACCTCGGGCGGCGTACCGGTCACGAGGCCGACGAGGCCATCGAGGGTGCGACGGACGGCGTTCTCGAAATCCGCGCGGCACTTGTAATCGCTGTAGCGCTTGTCGGCGTTGCGCTTCCAGGAGAGCATCGGCAGGTAGTCGGTCCCACGCGCCTTGACGGCCTCGGCGCCGGCCCAGCAGTCGCGCACTTTGCGCCACTGCGGCAGCAGGGCGTCGACGGTCGGGTGGACAGTAGTCACGGGCATTTCAGATCCCCCATAGGCCGCTCTCGCCGAAACGGCGCTGTTCGGAAGTCAGTCGATAGCGGAGAGCGTCTCCGCAGTGGTCTTCAGCCCCCGTGTCGACGTCGTCGGGGCGCTTCGGGTCGCGAGAAAGTGTCGGCAGCGTGCGGATCAGCTCGCGGCACGTGTCCCACACGAAGAGGCCAGGCTCTTCGGGTGGATGCTTCAGCGCCGCGGCGAGCCTGGTGCGAATCGCAGTCCAGCCGGCGATTCGCGATCCGCCGCCTTTGCTACTCTCGGTCCAACGAAGACCGGCGCCTGCCATTTCGGCAGCGATAGAAGTGCCGTTCATGACGGCAAAGATCGCCGAATCGGCCGGTCCGGCTTGCACGCGCCCGGCGAGTCCCCACCCGAGCGCACGCTCCTGGTCGAGGATGCGGCGAGCCATCTCCGTGTTGCTGAGCCGCACGCCTTCATTCGGTCGCCCCGACCAGCCGTACTGCTCCGCGACAATGAAGATGGTGCCGCGCGGAAACGATCGGCGCGTGCCGTTTGGCAGCGTGACGTCTTCGCCGTTGCTCTCTGCACACCACAGCACGGCGTACGGCGCCGACGAGCCCCAGTCGAAGCAGCGGTCAACCTGCCAGCCGGCAGGCACGGAGAACGGCGCCACAACGTGGCGCGACGGGTCCCACAGGTCGTCGAAGTAACCGCCCGCGACGATGTCCCAGAGTCCCTCTCGCCACGCCTTGATGAGCCCCGCGTTGCCAGCCGCTGCGGCCACGACGCGCTCCCAGTAGTGAGGATCGGAGGCCAGGGACGGATTGTGCTCTAGGCGCGACGGGTAGTAGACGCGCCGGACACGAGACGGTGGTTCGCACGAGCACGCGGGCTGAGTGTCGCCGTGGTATCGGACGTCGCACTGCCCGCACGCAGTGAACGGCGTGTTCGGCGGCGCAGGGTCGATGTACCTCCGCTTGACCAGGTTGTGGCCGGGTCCGCCCGGATTGCCAGTCGCACGGAAAACCGTCGGCACGCCGTGGGCAGACCGCAGGCACGCGCGCAGGGAATCGAGACCGCGCAGAGACGGCCACGCAGTCAGCTCGTCGACTCCGATCCACGTGTACTGATGCCCCTGATACTTCGCAGCATCAGACTCGGCCTCGAGGTAACGGAGGCGAAGTTGCCAGCCTGACGGGTGAAGCCAGAGCTTCTTCGACTGCATGTAGTATGCGCCGAAGCGCGGGAACATTCCGAGCGCCTGTTGTTCGAGTTCTTCGAGCTCCGGGTAGCTCTTGCGAATCAGTATGCCGCGGGCGTGTTTACCGTGAGGGTCTGCATGGACGAGCCAGTCACCGAGGAGACCAGCGGACTTCCCGCCACCGCGAGCGCCGCCGAAGAAAACGTCATGCACCCGCGAGCGTAAGAATCGCGCCTGTGGCCCGTCGTGCGGACGCCACCCGATTGCTACGCCCTCGGGAAGCTGGACGGCGGCGGCACTCATTCGTCGGCCGTACCCTCGGGAACGGCTATCACGTAACGAAGAGGCTTACCCTCTCCGTCGGTGAGCTGTTGATTGATGGATTCTTTTTGACCGAGTAGCATTTTGCCTAGCCAGATGAGCATGGCGACGTTGCCATCTTGTGCGGCCTTGTACTGCATCCGACGGACGGAGGCTTTGCCTGATTCCTTGCCCTTTTGAATGACTTTCCCGAAACGGCGGATGAGCAAGTTTTCATCACAGTCGAGGACTGCACACATCTCCGCGAGCGTGCATTGAATCATGGCGAGACGCCGTACTTGTTCCGGGTCGATCTTCTTGAGTGGGCGGCCCATTACTTACCTGTAGCACCGAGAGCGTGTGATGCAGTCTCTATAGCAGCACGAGCGGTGCGGAACGGTCCGACGGGATTGCCGTCGCCCGTCGGCCACCAGTACCAGCCGCGGCGCAGCGTGCGAGTCGGCGTCGGTCGCGCTTCCTCCCAGCAAATTCCGCCGAGTTGCGGGTGAGTGTACCAGCCGGCTTCGTTGTGGGTCCATTTCGACGGATTCACGGCTTGGCCCCTCGATGGCATTCTGGCTGATGCTCGCACACCCGGCAGAGTCCGTACCCGTCGCTCTTGTATTCGGCGCACGGCGAAGGCAAAGCATCGAAGCGATCCCAGTCCCATTCGCGCCACTCGCAGACGCAACCGTCGGGAATCTCTAACCACTCCGGCTCATGGTGGTTCTCTTCGGTCTCGCCGCAGACTTTGCAGACTCGCTTCACGGTTCCGGCCCCCAGTTCGCCGTGACGTCGCCCAGCACGTACGCGGTGACGTCGGCCGTGGTTGCCTGTCCCGGGCACAGCGTCACCGGCACCTCGGTCGGACGCCACTCGCCCGTCGAATACGCGCCCTCGCGGCCGACCTGGTAGGCCAGCACTGCCGCGGCGTCGGCGGCCGAGCACGTACCGTCGCCGGTCACGTCGCAGGCCCGCGCGTCGACCTCGCGGTTCCCGACCGCGGCGTCGAGGATGTATGCGGCGTCAAGCGACGACACGGCCCGGCCGGCCGGCGGGTAGGTCAGCGTGAGCGTCGAGTCCTCGCACCCCGGCGGATTTGGCACGGTCAGCGTGTACCTGCCGTGTTCGTCGGTAACGGCCGTCGGTGGGGTGTCCGGCGCTGCGTACCAGAGCCAGGCACTGGCGGCGGCGGTCGCGGCGCCCAGGATAGCGGCACGGCGTGTCACGACGGCTGCACCGTGTTGGCCTGCACCTGGACGACGAGCAGCGGCGGCGGGTCGCCGTGACCACGAAGGGACAGCGCCAGAGCGCCTGGCCGGCGCAGTTCCCGAATCGGCGCGGTGGTCTCGATTTCGATGGTGAGGATTACGCGGCGTTTTCTGGGGGTCATCGGCGTTCTATCCTGCTGAGGATCGAGTAGGCGTCACGAACGGCGCGGGAGCGACGCCAGACCATGACGACTTCGGCTGGGGTCAGGTCGAGAAGGCGGCCGATGGTTGGAGCTCGCCAGAGGAGTCGGAGCGACTGTTGCGCGAGCTGGTCGACCCTGGCGTGTGTGATGCCGAGTTCGGCGCCGACTTCGCGACTCGGGATACCGTCGAGGAACATCTCGGCGTTGACGGACCGTTTCTGCCCCTTCGTCATACCCTCCCCAAAAGCGGCGCATTCGCGCCACGTTGGCGCCTGCCGGGTTTTTCGGCCGCGGTACATAGCCAACCCTAAGCGCGCCGTTTCGCGGCCGTTACACGGCGTCCTGAGTGGTCGCGTTTTTGGCTGTATAGTAAACTTGTAGGTCGCCGTTTTTGAAGTCGTTGTCTCGCAAGGGTTAGGACCATGTGGACCATGTTCGGACCGAGTTGTTTTCAACATGGTCCACCTGCAAGTCGTTGTCTCGCAACGGTTAGGACCATGTGGACCATGTTTTGACATGATTCTACGCGCGAAGAAGAGATTTAGGGCCCTCGCGTGCGTGCGCGTGCGCGCACGGGAAAACTCGGTCCACTCGGTCCACATGGTCCTACGCCATGTGCCGCAAGGCTTTCTGAGTGGACCATGTTTTCGACCGAGGTGGTCCACTCGGTCCACTCGGTCCGCCGGATCACGCACGTTCGTAGACCCTCACCTTGGCACCGCTATTGCTTGTTCGGCGGTACTGAAATCCGAGACGCCGCAAAATCACCCCGACTCGGATCTGTGACGACCGATCCCAGCGCTCTGGATCGAGTTCGAGCGCACCTTCGAGCACCTCACCGACGGTGAATGGAGCGCGTCCTACGGCCCACCTGGCGATCACCGGCTCCCAGGCGTCGCCGACGTAGTGCGCTTCCTGCTGGTCCTCAAGCATCTCTGCGTCGTCGTGATCAGGCCACCATCGCTGGCCGTCCTGGAACAGCATCACCGCCTCGGCCCAGATTTGGTCCCTGTCGCGAATCAGCGCGGCTCGGTTCAGCTTCCGCACGGGCACCGGCCAGAACCGCCGGGCGCCGGTGCCGTCCTGGAGGTAGTGCTCTTCGTTCGTCGTTCCGATGAACGAGCACTGCCGGGGGCGGCGGACCGCGAGCCGGCCGTAGCTGGGTCGGTAAACGTCCACAGACTGCGTCAGGAAATCCTTGACGCGGGTTCCTGCGGCACCGCGCAGCGCGTCCAGCTCGCCGAGCTCGACGAGCCAGCGTCCCTGGAGGACTTGGACGGCGTCCTTTTCGCGGAGATCCGGCAGAGACCCGAGATACCATTCCCCGGCCAGGATGCGTACGGCCGAGCTCTTCCCGGCGCCTTGCGTGCCCGACAACACGAGGACGTGGTCGCACTGACAGCCGGGACGGTAGGCGCGCGCCACAGCACCGACGAGCCACCATACGGAAACCTTGCGGGTGTACTCGGTGTCGTCGGCACCGAGGTACGCGCTGAGGAACACGTCGGCTCGTGGCGTCCCGTCCCAGCGGAGGTCGTCGAGGTACTCGCGCAGCTCGTGGCGTGTGTTCTCGCGGGCCGCGTCTGCCATCGCGTCGAACACCGTCCCACGCGCGAAGGACACGCCGTGCAGTGCGGCGAGTGCGAGTTGCACGTAACCGGCGTGATGTTCGGACAGCTCGTCGCCGGCGGCAGGACCGGTGACGCCGTTCACGAGCGGCGGGTCCTTCACCCAGTGAATGCGGTCCGAGAACGCGGAATAGCCGAGGCAGCCTTTCCACGCCTCGTGGTTGACGAGCAGGATGAGAGCGTTCGAGGCGTCCTTCGATAGCGCCCCGCGCGTGTTGAATCGCAGGGACGCTTTCCAGTCGGGGTCGTTGTCGGCAGGTTGCGCGGCACCGCCAGCGGCCTCCCGTGGGTGTTGCATCCCGGCGCGCAGTCCGCTGTCGACGGTTCGTCGCGCTTCCGCTTCCGGCAATCCGGCGGCGACCGCCGCCGAGATCAGCACCTCGCGGACGACGTACTCGGAGAGCGTGCCGGCCGCGACGAGACCGCCGAGAGAGAACGCCTCGCGGTTCAGCGTGTCGTTGCGCTCGCCTTCGGCCGCCTGACGCACCTTCGTCTCGGCGTCTTTCAGTGCGGCGTCGGCGTATCCGCCGCGCGGAAGCAGCCGCTCGGCCCAGGCCACCGGAAGCTCGGCGACCGGTTCGGTTGAGATCCACTCGTAGCCGGGGGTGGGCGGTGCGACGACGTAGCCACCGACGGCGCGGACGTCGACCTTCGGGGCGATCTTCCCGACGCTGTTCTTCACGCGCGAGATGTCGAGCGACGCCGGGAAGAAAAAGTACAGGTGCCAGCCGCCGCGCGGGGTACGCACCATCGCGGTGAGCGGGAGAGTTCCGATTTCCGTCTCCAGCGCTGCGATCGACTGCCGTCCGCGGTCGCCGTCCACGTCGATCACGACGAGGCGAGCGGGACCGCCGCCGGCGATTGCGACGCTGGCGTCGGGGCACTTCGCCCACAGCGCGCGGATGCGGTCGGCGATTGCCGTTGCGTCTTTCACGCCGTGATCGCAGGCCGGCATTTTGGTCCCCGGACGGATCGGGAACACGCGCCAGCCCTGGAGTGCGTACTCGAGGGCGGCGTCGAGGCACGGTGAGCCCTGGGGGTTCACTCGCATTCTCCCCTCCTTGCGCGGTCGAGGGCTGCACGAGCCTCGTCGACGGAGCGGACTACGGCCGCGAAACCGCCACGCCAGCGCACCAGGTCGAGAAACATGGACTGTTCGTAGGACAGCCGGCCGCGCGGGGTTTTGACCTCCAGCGCGAAGAACTTGCCTCTCGGGCCGACGCCGACGAGATCGGCAGCGCCGCGGCAGAGGCCGAATCGTTGGGTGGTGCCTGACTGTTCGTGGGTGGCGACGCCGCCCGAGTTGCGCCAGAGCACGAGGTCCGGTTCGCGGCCGAGTGCGAGGCGTATTGCCTGCTGGAGGTGAGTCTCACGCTGCATTGCGCCACTCCCAGGGAGGCCACTGGCCGAACAGGTCGCGGTAACGGGCCGCGGCGTACCCGGACTTCCAGCCGCGCTCGGCGGCGAAATCGCGCATCCGGCAGTACTCGGCGTACCGGTCGGCGAGGCGGACATCGGACAGGTCGGGGGTCGTACCGAAGAGCTTCCGGTACTCGCGCACCACCCAGCCGACAGACCAGCCCTTCGCTCGGGCAAGGTCGCGTAGGCGCAAGTACTCGGCCTGCTTGAGCGACGAGTCGGTTGCTGCGCCCTTGTAGGCGACGGCGAGTGCCGCGTTGTAGATCCGCACCGGCTCCCAGTCCTGCGACGGGCGGACGAATCCGCACGCGGGACAGGCGTCGGGGCCGGATTCGTACGACGCACCGCAATTGGGACACGTCGTCACGGTGGGCGCGGCAATCGAGATCCCGCGGCCGTCGAGCGAGTAGGTGCGGTCGTCGGTCGGGAAGCCGAACTCGTGGCTGACACCGGCCAGGTCGAGGAGGGTTGCTTCGGACTTGCTCGGGTGAGCACGCAGCACCCGTCCGACCATCTGGAGGTACGGGCCGACGTGGGTGGTGTTACGCGCGAGGAGGCAGACCGATGCGTGCGGAACGTCCACGCCTTCGGTGAGCGCGTAGACGTTCGTGAGCAGGCGAAGAGATCCGTCGGCCAGGCCGGCCACGGCGGCTGTCCGTTCGTCCGTAGGTGTGTCCGCATCGACGCAGGCGGCCGGGACTCCCGCGTCGCTGAATCGTTCGGCAAGGTTGCGGGCGTCGGCGATCGTCGGGCAGTAGGCGAATCCGGCCGCGTTCGGGGTGTGCTCGAGGTAGGCGTCGACGGGATCGGCAGCGATACCGCCTGAGAGGCGGCCGTCGGGGCGGATCACGCGGCACGGGACGAGGTGTCCGTCCGCGATGAGTTCCGAGTAGCTGGCGGCGACGACGAGGTGGCCGAACAGTCCGCCGAGAGCCACGCCGTCGCGGCGTTCTGGGGTGGCGGTGGCGCCGACGCGCGGGGTGGCGGGGTATGCGTCGAGGATACCGGACCAGAGCTCTGCGGCGGCGTGGTGGACCTCGTCCCAGACGAGGAGATCGGCCTCGGGGCGGTTGCCGGAGGAGAGCAGACCCTGGACGGTGACGACGCTGACGCGATCGGCGAGGCCGGACTCGGCAAGGACCCGTTC